GAGAAGACCCATAGCTTACACACGAGGACTGCAAGGACCATGGATCGAGCGTCGCATGACTGCGACGCATGGCAAAAGACACAAAGACAAAGACACAAAGACAAAGACACATACTAATTGTACATCGTGATCGTGATCTTGTTGGTTTTTAGGTATAAAAAAAGGGGGCTTACGCCCCCCGCCTAGCTTAGCTAACTATTAGCCTACCGCCCCTAATATCGTAATTAAGGTCAGTTTTACCGTAGCCTATAGTTTTATAATACGCTAGGGCGTTAGCGTAGGTATAACCGCCTACTTTTTTAGCCCTATTAATATTATGAGACGCCCCGTTTTTATTAACGTAAGTTAATTTAGTAGTAGGCGTTATATTAGCTACGTTAATAGTAACGCTAGGTTTAGTTATAGTTTTTTTATTAGCCATAATTTTACCTTTTTATTAGGGGGCTATTTTACCGTAAGCCCCTTTAACGTAAGTATATTATAACTCTGTTTAGTAAGTAAAGTAAAGTATTTTAGGTAAATTAATTAAAAATAAATAGGTGTATTTTTTTATTAATTTACTTTACTTTTTACTAAAAATGTGATAGGCTAAAAAGTAAGTGCTTACTAACTTTTGTCCCTGCGGGACACACACTGGCCAGCAGAGCTGGCACACAGGTCGCGACAGACGCGACAGACGACCGAATGATCTAGCGATCTAGCGATCTAGTGATCACCCCCACCCCCCTTTATAGCAGTTACGTAGTGAGTTGCGCTCTAGCTAAGATTTAAGCACTCATAACAGTAAAACTTTACTTTTTGACTCAGTAGGTTAGAATTAGGGACTCCTTACTAAAATTTTTTGCAAAATTTGCAGGGCTATGAGAGAATACTTTGAATACATAAAACCCGTATGTCCGCACTCCTTAGAGTCCTATGATAATAACAGACTACTAGTACTAGATTATGATCCACGCTCCATAGAACAGTATTACGCAACCCTAGACAAGTACGACGCTATTTTATTTAAGTGTCACCCCTCAACCGATCGCGAACTCCTTATATCTATAGTCGAAGATCTAGCCGACGAACGCCCATGTGCCATGTGGTTTTGGTCACACCCCGACGACAAACATTACTCAACCCCCGTGCCTAGTATAATTATGCAGAATAAAGTAAACTTAAAAAAAGCTCGTAAAGAATATTTCAAAAAGTTAAATGGAAAATAAATTTTTACCTTTAGGTTATACAGAAATGCTAGAACGCATGAAGTATAAAGACATGCTCGAACGCCTGAGCTCGACTACCGACCCACAATACGCAGGAATACCAGAACAGTCTATTTTACCTAGAGAACCTGGACCTACAGAAAAGTTCGGTAGCCTTATAGGTAAAGGTTTATTAAAATTGCCTTACGTATTTGAAGATGAACGTTCCGCTATGCGTACTGGACAAGACGTAGCTAACGTATTAGCCTTCGCTCCTGGACCAGGAAACGTGCTCGGTTATCTAGAAGGACAAAAATTAGCTGAGGAAGGTCGTCCGTTTTTAGGTAGTGTTATATCAGCAGCATCAATAGGTTTTCCAGGAGCAGGTAAAGCAGCAGGTTCAGTAACTCCGTCAGTAACACCAGCACCTATACCTAAAAAGTTAGACCACAAAATATTACACACCGCCGACCGCCCTATGTATATAAATGACCCTAAAGATATAAGAGAGTGGGCAGCAAATTACGGTGATGAAACCGCTAGGCGTAACTATACAGGGAATCCTTATGACCCACAACCTGGAGATGATACTTTAATACCTTTAAGGTACGAGAAAAATGATGCACAAATGACTAGTCAAATAGCTTTATTTGAATCAGATTTATATACAGCTAAAAATAAAAATAAACAATACCCTATAGAAAACATATTCCAAGCTATGAGGCGTTACGGAGTAACGGGTAAAGGTAACGTAAACCAAAACGTAAAAAGACAAATAGAAGATTATATATCACCTGAGTTTATAGCTAATAACCCTAAAACTACTCCAGCGTCAGTAATGCAGGAACTACAGAAGAACGCACCTAACATACAAGAAACACATGCTTTTTACGGTCTAGGTTCAACTATGAACCCTGAAGTTACTAGCGGTTACTCATCCTATACTACTAGAAGACCACTTTACGACCTTGACAGCGAAACTACTACACTCGCTGATTCTCGTGCACAGACAAATCGTCGTTACGGTGAACGTAAGTTTAGTATGTTTGACGACGGACGTATTTACGGCGAAAAACCAGATTTTCTTTATAGGACAGCAGAAGACCCACGTCCTAACACAACTTTTATAAATAGGGATCATGAAGATTTAGCAAGAGGTCATGTCATGCCTGCAGAAGATACACTAAGCGCAAATAAATACATGCACTCAAGATACACACTTGAAGATATAGACGGAGACGCAAATGTGTATGTAAAACAAGAATCTCAAAGTGACGCTTATGGGTTAGGTAGAGATCAAGAAATGTTAGCTGCGAGATTATCAGGTAATTCAGATGATAGAGGTATGAGCACTCTTGAAGTCCTTCAATATGAATTTGATGCTCAACCTTTTACAGGAGATGCCGATTTATTACGTAGAATAGAAAATGGAGATTTTGAAGCGGTAGGTGAAATGTTAAAAACTAGAGGAGAAAACTTTGCACCAGGACAAGGTAGCGGTGGGTATGGCGCAATGCTACATAATCACTTAGTAAATACTAATAAACTTGATGAATTCAATCAAGAATTTGGTACGGCATTAAGAAATTATAGAGAAGAAATGACAGAATCAAGAAGTAATCTTAATCTTTTTAATGAAGGTGACTTAGAATATGAACAAGCAGTACAAGAATTTGAGGAAGTAGCAAATAGACATCAGCAGAGACAAATAAGAATATTAGCTAAGTATAATCAAGGGTTATCAGACAGCATAACCCCTATAAATTTACCAAGGAGCGCAGATTGGTTTACTGACGATTTTAAATTAGATCTACAAACTGCCGTTAAAAACGATTCACCATACGCATTATTCCCTAACGGTCCTAGGTCGTTGGCACCTCCTTCTGGTGTCACGACTATAATACCGCCTAAAATGATTCCTTTTTTAGAAAGGCAATACGCTAATAGTGATAATGTAAAACTGAATTATAACACCGAAGGTAAATTAATAAACGTTCAAAGGTATGACCCTCCACAAAGAGTTGGTGGTGTTGACCCAGATGATCCAGGTACGTTAACCACTATATTAGACGCCGAACCAGACCCAAGAAGTGTGAACCGAGCTAATAGTTATAACGCTCTGTATAAAAAAGCTATAAAACAAACCGAACAAGATTACGGGGTAAAACTCAATCCTACTGAATACATCGACCAGTATGGTCAAGAGTATTTAAAAATAATACTCACCCCAGAATTAAAATCATCTTTTCAAACATTTAGAATGAAGCACGGTGGAGCAGCGAGAATAATACCTTTAAAATATGGATTCTAATCTAAAAGATTTACCTGAGTCAGTACTACGTGAACACCTAGAACTAACCGAAAGGTTAGAACAACTAGAAAAGGTAGAACGTTGTCAAACTGGCTTTATGGATTTTGTAAAAGACCAGTGGCCACAGTTTATAGCTGGTGCGCATCATAAAAAGATGGCTGACGCTTTTGACCGTATAGCCACAGGCAAAATAAAACGACTCATTATCAATATGCCCCCTCGTCATACTAAAAGTGAGTTTGCTAGTCATTACTTCCCCGCTTACCTAGTAGGGCGTAACCCTAACTTAAAAATACTACAAGCCACCCACACCGCAGACTTGGCGGTAAAGTTCGGGCGTAAGATTAGGGACTTGATGTTAACGGATGATTATCAAAACGTATTCCCTGATGTATTAATAAACCCAGACTCAAAAGCAGCAGGTAAATGGGAAACTCAAGATAAACGTAACCCTAAACTTAAAGGTGAATATTATGCTGCTGGTGTTGGTGGTGCATTAGCGGGTAGGGGTGCTGACTTATTTATTATTGATGACCCACATTCAGAACAAGATGCCATGAACCCTAAGAGCATGGACGACACATACGACTGGTACACTAGCGGACCACGTCAACGTTTACAGCCAGGAGGAGCCATAGTAATAGTTATGACCCGCTGGAATATTAACGACCTAACGGGTAGATTATTAAAAGATGCAGCACGTGACCCTAAAGCTGATCAGTGGGAAGTTATAGAGCTACCCGCTATACTACCTAGCGGTAAACCACTGTGGCCAGAGTATTGGTCACTAGAAGAAATAGAAAGTGTAAAAGCTAGTTTACGTGGCGGACCAAAGTGGCATGCTCAATATATGCAGAATCCTACTAGTGAGGAAGGTGCACTTATAAAACGTGAATGGTGGATGGAGTGGACAAAAGATAAACCACCTGTATGTGATTATTTGATACAAAGTTACGATACTGCTTTTTTAAAAAGTTCTAGTGCTGACTATTCAGCTATTACTACGTGGGGCGTATTTTACCCAGAAGGCACAATCGGTGAAGATTTGTATGACGGTACAGTAGCACATATTATTTTACTAGATTGTATAAAAGGTAAATATTCGTTTCCTGAATTAAAAGGTGTAGCCCTAGAACAGTATCATGAGTGGACACCTGACACTGTAATTATAGAAAGTAAAGCTAGTGGTATTCCTCTTACTCAAGAGTTACGGAACATAGGCATACCCGTACAAAACTTTACACCCAGCAAAGGAAATGATAAGATTGCTAGAGTCAATGCTAGTACCCCACTTTTTGAGTCAGGTTTAGTATGGGCACCCGACACTAAATGGGCTAATGAAGTAATTGAGGAGTGTGCGGTATTCCCCGCTGGGGATAACGACGATTTAGTCGACTCTACTACTCAAGCTATGCTACGTTTTAGGCAAGGTGGTTTTGTAAAATTACCTAGCGACTGGGAAGAAGAAGAACTATACTACAAACGTAAAGTAAGTTATTATTAATTATGGCTATAGAAAAAGATTTACTGAATATAGACAGAGACGGTTCAATAGACATAGAAATACCTGACACTATGGCACAACCAGCAGCCATGGGTATGGAAGTACAACTACCTGAAGAGATGAATGTACAAGGCGATTTAACTTCAGCCTTTGAAATAGATCAAGAAGGTAACGTTGTGCCAATGTTTGAACAAGAAACCGTTTCAATAACCGATCATCAAGCTAATCTTGCTGAGTCACTAGACTCCTCAGACCTATCCACATTAGCTAGTGAACTTTTAGAAGCATACGATTCAGATAAAGATTCTCGACAGGATTGGCTTGATACTTTTAGTAAAGGTTTAGATTTACTAGGTATAAAAACAGAAGAAAGAGAAGAACCATTTCCAGGAGCAACAGGTGTACATCACCCGTTATTAAGTGAAGCTGTTACCCAGTTTCAAGCACAATCATATAAAGAACTGCTGCCTCCTGGTGGACCAGTGAAAACTAGAATAATGGGAGCAGAAACTCCTGAAATAGCTAGTCAAAACCAACGGGTAAAAGAATTTATGAACTATCAAATCACTGATGTCATGAAAGAATATGACCCAGAGATGGATAGTTTACTGTTTTATCTCCCTTTAGCAGGAAGTGCATTTAAAAAAGTTTACTATGACAACCTTTTAGGTAGAGCTACCAGCCGTTTGGTCAAGGCTGAGAACTTAGTTGTAGCTTATGAAACCGTAGATTTAGAGACTAGCCCACGTTTTACCCACACTATGACCATGACAGGCAACGATTTAAAGAAATTACAGCTTAACGGCACATACCGTGACATAAATATTGGTGAAGCTAACCCTGATGTTGACTATAATGACGCAAAAGAGAAGATGGATGAGCTACAAGGCATATCACCTTCTATGACAGACTACGATGAATACACAGTTTTAGAGATGCACGTCAATTTAGAGTTGTCTGAAACTGAAGATTATGGTTTTGCGGTGCCTTATGTAGTAACTATACTAGAAGAACAGAGCGAAATACTGTCGATAAGGCGTAATTGGGAGGCAGAAGACCAATTATTCAATAAAAAAGAGTATTTTGTACACTATAAATTCCTTCCAGGACTCGGATTTTACGGTTTTGGGCTAATTCACATGATTGGAGGGCTAACTAAGTCAGCTACAGCGATTTTACGTCAATTAGTAGACGCTGGTACGCTAAGTAATCTCCCTGCAGGGTTTAAAGCACGTGGAATGAGAGTGCAAGGCGAGGATGAACCCCTTAGACCAGGAGAATTTAGGGATGTTGACGTTCCAGGTGGTGTAATTCGTGATGCATTGATGCCTTTACCCTATAAAGAGCCAAGTAGCGTATTAAGTCAGTTATTAGGCGTAATAATTGACTCTGGAAGACGCTTTGCTTCAATTGCTGACATGAATGTCGGTGATATTGGGTCTCAACAGCTACCAGTAGGCACTACTGTAGCCATGTTAGAGCGTGGCAGTAAAGTAATGAGTGCTATACATAAACGTATGCATTACGCACAGAAAAAAGAATTTAAACTATTAGCGAGTATTTTTAGCAGAAGTTTACCCCCAGTATATCCGTATGAAGTGCCAGGAGCAACAAGAGAAATAAAAGCTGCTGATTTTGACTCTAAAGTAGATATATTGCCTGTAAGTGACCCTAATATCTTTAGTATGGCACAAAGAGTAATGTTAGCACAACAAGAACTTGAAATGGCTAGAGCTGCACCAGAAATACATGATTTACGTGAAGCTTATAGACGTATGTATGAAGCTTTAGAAGTTAAGAATATAGATAGCCTACTACCCCCACAAGCTGAAGTGCCTGCTCGTGACCCTATTACAGAACAACAAGCAGCATTAACAGGACAACCTATACAGGCTTATGTTTTTCAAAATCATGATGCATACATAGCAAGTCATAGTGCATTTTTACAAAACCCAATGGTACAACAAAACCAAAACGCTACTATTGCGATTCAAGCTAATATACAAGAACACCAAGCTATGAAGTATAAACAACAGATTGAGCAAGTATTAGGTCAACAGTTACCAGATATGGGTCAAGGTCAAATGCCACCTGAAGTTATGAATGAGATAGCAAATCAAGCAGCACAAGCCACTCAAGTAGTAACGGGTCAAGAACAAGCCTTGATACAAGCACAACAAAACGCACAAGTACAACCGTTAGTAGAACTTAAACAAGCTGAGATACAACAGAAAGCACAGAGTGACCAGATAAAAGCCGAAGTAGATTTACTCAAACAACAGTCAACAGAAGCGATAGCCGAAATGAAAATAGCACAACAAAGAGAAGAAGCTCTTATGAAAGAAAAAGAAGGTATGCGTAAGGATTATCGTGATATACTAAAAGATGTTAGAGATTCAGATAATAGGACTAAAGGTACTTAATATGTTGAACAGAGCTAATTTTGAGGAAATGATGGGCGGTAACGCTAATCGTAGAAGACTCAGAAACGGTGGAGTACCTAAAGGCTTTCACAGAATGCCAGATGGAACTATAATGAAAAATTCTGACATGAAAAAGAAAAGTAAAAAACAATTAAGGAGACCATAAAATGCCAGGTACTATGAAAAGAGTTATGATGAATCGAGGTGGGACTAAAAAGAAAAAACCTACTAAGAGAAAAAGAATGAATCGAGGTGGCGACAAGCTGACTATGAGAGACGGTGGTAAAGCTAAAAAGAAACGAGGAATGGCTAGAGGTTGTGGAGCAGCAACTAGAGGCAAGGGGTATAATAAATAATGGGAAAAGGTACACACAAAACAAAAGACGGTAGAACTGCTAAAAAAGGTCTTTACTATTACATAAATAAAAAACGTAAAGAAGGCAGAAAAATGCGTAAAAAAGGAGCCAAAGGTGCACCTACAGCAAAAAACTTTAAAGACGCAGCAAAAACTGCTAAAAAATCACACGGTGGTGCTTTACATGGCGGTCAGAAAAAACTAGATAAAAATAAAGACGGTAAAATATCTGGCGCAGATTTTAAAATGATGAAAGACGGCGGACAAGTCGTAGCAGGTAACGCAAACCGTAGGAGAAGTAGACAAGGTGCCAAGGGCTAAACCCAGAAGAGGAAAAGCTAGAGTAAAAGTAACTAAGTCTGGTAAAAGAGTAAGTTACGGTCAAGCAGGTAAAGCCAAAGGTGGTGGTCCTAGAGTAAAACCAGGAACATCAAAAGGTGATTCTTACTGCGCACGAAGTTACGGGATTAAAAAAAGATTATCTAAAAAGAAAAGGAATAACCCAAACACTCCTAACAATCTATCTAGAAAAAGATGGAAGTGTGTAGGTAAAAAATCTAGAAGAAAATAATGTTAGATAAACTGCGTAAACAGATTATAGAACGACAAGAGGAATTGAAAGAGACTCTTGCAGGTGGTGGAGTACAAAACTTTGAAAGTTACCACAGGATAGTAGGCGAAATAACAAGTCTGTCGTTTACTCTCTCACTAATACAAGACTTGCATAAGGACGATGATTAAACATGTCAAAAAACATAAAAGCCTTTGGTTCAGGCGGAGAACCAATACCCGATAAAGTAGAAAGATTTACTGAACCTGTAGAACCTACACCTAGTGTAACTCCAGAATCAGTACATGAAGACGGTGACTTACAGTCTAAGTTACCTAACCCCACAGGTTATAGAATTTTAATATTACCTTTTAGTCCTAAACAAAAAACTAAAGGTGGTATTTATTTACATGATTCAGTGTTAGAAAAAGAACGGATAGGTACTAACGTTGGATATGTAGTAGCACTCGGTCCAGATGCATACCGTGACTCAGGTAAATTTCCTGAGGGAGCGTGGTGTAAACCTAAAGACTGGGTGATATTTGGTAGGTACGCAGGAGCTAGACTTAAAATTGAGGGTGGTGAACTGCGTTTGTTAAACGATGATGAAGTTTTAGCTGTTATCTCAGATCCTGAGGATATACAATCAGCTTAAATAAATCACGCACATAAGGAGAAATAACATGGCAGAAGAAGCTATGCAAGTAAAAGAAAACGAAGACGGTGCTGAAGTTGAGATCCCAGAGGTTGAAACTGAAGAAACTGAATCTGAAGTTAAGATAGAAGAGACACAAAAAGAACCAGAAAAAGAACCTGTAGAAGCTAAGTCTGAACAAGAAGATGAAATTGAAGACTATAGTGAAGGGGTTAAAAAACGTATAAATAAACTTACTTATAAAGTACGAGAATCAGAAAGAAGAGAGCAGGCAGCAATAGATTATGCTAAATCTGTTCAAGAAGAATTAAATAAAACTAAAAATAAACTTTCAAAATCTGATCAAAACCTTTATAGTGAATACAGTACACGAGTAACTTCAGAACTTAACTCGGCACAAGAGAGGTATAAAAAAGCGTATGAGTCAGGTGATACAGACGCTTTATTAGAAGCTCAAAAAGATTTAGCCAAGTTAGCAGTTGAGGAAGAAAGTTTAAAAAGGGTAAAACCTAAAGAAACTGAAACCGAAATTACTCAAGATGAGCAGGAAGCTAAACCTAACTGGGAAAAGCAACCAGTACAAGAGGCTCCAGCACCAGACCCGAAAGCACAGGCTTGGGCAAAAAAGAACGAATGGTTTGGAGACGACCTCGCTATGACAACAGCAGCATTTGCGTTTCATAGACAGCTCACAGAAGGCGAAGGTTATGACCCTACTTCTGATGAATATTATACAGAAGTAGATAAAAGACTTGCTGAGGCTTTCCCACATAAATTGGGGAATACTCAAAAAGAAGTGAAAGAGACAGTAGCAGGTTCTAGCAAAGGTGTTGGAACTACTAAAGCTCGATCACGTAGAACTATAAAACTCACACCGAGTCAAGTAGCGATAGCGAAAAGATTAGGTGTGCCACTAGAAGAATATGCTAAGCATATTAAGGAGTAAAAAATGGTAGATAAAGATAACACTACTGAATCAGATCGTTCTCCACGATCTGCTGAAAGTCGAGATAAACAATCTCGCCGTAAACCTTGGCAACCCCCGTCTTTGTTAGACGCACCTCCCCCACCACAGGGATATGTTTACAGATGGATACGAGAGTCAATGATTGGTCAAAACGATCAAGCGAATATGTCAAAACGTGTTCGTGAAGGTTGGGAACCAGTAAGAGCTGAAGATCATCCAGATTTTGAAGCTCCTAGCATTGAGGATGGTAAACACGCTGGAGTCATAGGAGTTGGTGGCTTAATTCTCGCTAAGATCCCCAAGGAAACTGTTGATGAAAGGAGAGCATATTATCAAAACCTCTCTGATTTACAAATACAAGCAGTCGATAATGATCTTATGAGAGAAAGTAACCAAGTAATGCCTATTAGTAATCCTAATAGAACTACTAAAGTTACATTTGGTAAAGGTGGTTCTTAACTTTATGTTAAGGGCTTAATAAAATTTATTTTTTATAAGGTGAATTAAAATGGCAAATACAAATGCCCCAGATGGATTCACACCAGCTTATCATATGTCAGGTGGCGTAATCAGACCTTCAGAATTTGCGATAGCAAGTGGAACTAACGCATCAATCTTTTCAGGTGATGTTGTTAATCTTTCTAGTGGTTACGTTATACAGGGTACTGCAACAGGTACTCCCCTCGGCGTATTTTACGGTGTAGAATTCCAAGCAACCGATGGTTCAGTTGTTTTTTCAAACATGTGGACTGCCGACACTGCTACATTAGGTTCTGCGGATGCTAAAGCTTTTGTATATGTTGACCCTGATATTGTTTACGAGGCTCAGTCTACTGGTACTCCTACACAAGCATCAATAGGTACAACAAATACTATCAGCACAACCGCAGGTAATACTTCAACAGGTCGATCAAAAGAAGGTGTGACTACAACTACTTCTAGTGGTATTGCGACAATAGTGGGCTTCCCAGATAAGCCGAGTAACTCTATTGGGCAACATGCTAGAGTGTATGTAACATTCCCAGCTTCTGTATTCGGCAATAGCTAAAAGGTGATTTAAAATGGCAATAAATAGAGCTCAATTAGTAAAAGAACTCGAACCAGGACTAAATGCACTTTTTGGTCTTGAGTACGACAGATACGAAAACGAACATGCTGAAATTTTTGACACAGAAAATTCAGATAGAGCGTTTGAAGAAGAAGTCATGCTATCAGGTTTCGGTCAAGCTCCCGTCAAAGGCGAGGGTGCAGCTGTGACTTATGATACAGCACAAGAAACTTTCACAGCAAGGTACAGCCACGAAACTGTAGCTTTAGCTTTCTCCTTGACAGAAGAAGCTATAGAGGATAACCTCTATGACAGCTTATCTTCAAGATACACTAAAGCTTTAGCTAGATCAATGGCTACTACTAAGCAAGTGAAAGCAGCAAATGTACTTAATAATGGTTTCTCAACTTCCTTCCCAGGAGGCGACGGCAAACCATTAATGACTACTGATCACCCAACTTTAACAGCTGGTGATCAATCTAACGAACCCAGCACTGCTGCGGATTTAAACGAAACCTCTTTAGAAAATGCAATGATCGACATTGCAGCTTTTAAAGATGAGCGTGGTTTAAAAATTAACGTTCAAGCTAGAAAGTTAATAGTCCCACCAGCACTGCAGTTCGTTGCAGATAGATTGTTAAACACTCCTAATAGAGTCGCAACTTCTGACAATGATATAAATGCTCTTAAAAATATGGGTATGCTTCCTGATGGTTATACAGTTAACCATTACTTAACAGATACAGATGCATTCTTCATTAAAACAGATGCTCCTAACGGATTAAAGCATTTTGTAAGAGCTGCTATGT